AGTTTTAGTTACTCGTGGAGCTGCAACGTATACGCCTTCTCGTACTAGCTTAGCAACGATAGATCGAGTGCTTTTGTTGAACTCAGAAGCTAACTTCTCAACTGTGTCTTTAGTAGGGCTGTCCTGATAGTCTGCTACCATAGCGTTGACCATCTCGTCTGTGTAGTTTGGTGTTCGTGTTACTTCAGTCATATTTTTTCTCCCGAAAAATTTGGTTAATTGCGATTTAATAAAGTTATTATACGTGGTTATCAGCATCTTGTCAACAACTATTTTGAAAAATCTGGGACTTCATCGAAGAATAGTTCGTTACCGTACATGCACTCAACTACTTCTTCAACATCCATATCTTCTGCGAACTCATAGCCATCTTCTACTAGGCTTTCGCGCCATTGTTGTACTCGCATATTCCACTGTCGTTCGGTGAAAAACTCGAATGCACCGTCTGCTATGTCAAATGTTACAATCATGTCTAACTCCTAATTTGGTTGTTTTCTTAATTTATGAAAGTATTATACGCCCACTTCACCATGTTGTCAATAACTTTTTGGGAATTTTCGTCCACCAAACGCAATTTAATTCCGGGGGGCCGCACACGACCTCGGCGTGTCAAGAACTTTTTGCAAATTATCTCAAATTAAATCAAATTAAAACGCACCCGCTGAGACTAAGTATAATTTGCGTTAATTTGCTGCAATTTGCAAAAAGTACTTGACAAGCTCGCTTGCGTACTGTATAATCGGCGCCTGCCGGGGCATGGGCAAATTTAAATAGTTTATTTACTACTTGCTTCGGCGCAGAGACCTTGACGATTTAAACTATTTGCACCAAACCTGAAAAAAAGACTTGACATTGCATCGGTACTGCACTATAATTGGCGCGAGGCACCAACTGGAAAATAATCGTTGACTTACTACTGGCGCCCCCGCGCCAATTTCTCATAAAAGACTACCCCTTTTGGTGTAAATTCACGCGAATCTAAATGGAGCCCACCTGAATATAATCGTTGACTTACTACTGGCGCCCCCGCGCCAAAAATTTCAAGAAGTCAAGCTTTTTTTCAAGAAATTTTTGGTGAGAGTGTTCCACGTGGAACATCGGAAAGTTGGCACGATTCTTGCCTTAGAAAAACGCTTTCAAAAATAAATATAAAGCTCCTCCCCAAATTATCAAATCGGTTAATATTGAATATCCAAAATAAATTGCGGCTAAAATTCTCATTTGATCGCCTCCAGTGTGTCGCAAAGTTTAGTCAGTAAATTTAAAATTCCAGAATCCTTATCATTGTAGTCGATCACATTCCATTCGCCATCGATAACTTTTTCTTTCAATAGCGTCATGCGGTCATAATAGGAAAGCGCATTTTCGTCATTCTCTGAAAATTTCCAGTAGGTAAGCGGTGACGATTTGCGGTTTTCTATTCTTGCGCGTTGCTCATCTTCCGAAATTGATAGCCAGAATTTAATCATGTGAACGCCTTGATCAGATTCCCAATTTTTGTGGCGTTCCAGAAAATTCTGATATTGAATTTCTGAACACCAATTATTCAAGCGTTGAACCATGCCGCGAGAATACCATGATCGATCGTAAAAAACGATCTGATTGCAAGCTGGCATTCTACGAGTCCAGTAGCCTAGCCATTTTTTCATAGTGGTTCGGCTAGGTTTCTGCGATAGATGGATTGAATAAAGTGCCGGATTTAAATAGTGCGTGACCTCTCGAATAGTGCTAGATTTTCCGGCAGTATCGCGCCCCTCTAAAACCACCGCAACCCCACGATGACCGAAGTCATCGAGAATTGCATTGAGTCGCGCTTGTTGTTGTCGTATCTCATTCATCGTCCTAACTCCATGAGTTGCTTGCGAGTGACCGACTCGAGAATTTTGGTCAATATGGGAGCCTCATAAAATTGGGCATCCTCCAAAGCGGTGTGTGGTTCATCTTCTAGCGAAGTGCCAAAAATAAATTTCGCCATTGTGTCAGCGGTCATTGACGGATTGCGAAGTTTCGCAGTCAATAAACCGTTAGCGTTGCAAAATTCGTGATATTCTGCAAGCGTACCGATCTGACGCTTTGCCGCTTTCATCAAGCAAAACGATTGAGCGAAAATGCCCAGATCAATGCGAGTATTACGGCATTTGCCCAGATCAAAAGCGATATTGTAAGCAGTCAAAACCGGAGCATATCGGGCATTAATGCCAGTCAGCCATTGATTGATCAAACCCACGCTAGAGATTGAACGCTCGCCAGTGTCGAGCATAGAATAATAATCCTTCTCTCGACGCTTTGCGGATTGCTCAGACCATAGCGCAGAATCGGGAGCGGTAGGGTCAGAGAACAAAGGAAGCGAACCGAAATGGTTTAAAACCATTGCACCAAATCGCTCAATGATCTCGCCTTGTTTGGTGATTAATACCGCACCAAAATCGGCAACCGTACCGCGTTGCGTTGTTTCAGTGTCTACGATTAGATAGTAATGTCTCATTTTTTACGCTCCCATGCGTTGATTGAGTTGGATAGCATCACGAGTCATAATGCCCAGAGATTTTGCCATTTTTAACACGCCTTGATTATCATCAAAGAATACCGAATACCTCGCCCATCGTGCCACAGGTTGACCGCGAAAGTGTGACAGTAGAGCGCGATATTTTAAGATCGCATCGGGTGTATCGTCACCATCAGCGCGTGACAGTATGGCATGATATTGCAACCGATTATCAGCGAGATATTGAAGATCATACGCACCCAAAACCCTAGCAGTACAGATGATCACGTTGTGCCCCTTTGCATACGCGAGGCGCATAGTGCGCGCCAGTGGTAGCAGTGAATCGCGCCCGATCATTTCAGCCGTGCAATTTTTGCGCCATGCGTCAAGATCAAGCGATCCATCGGGTCGGGTCAATTGGCGGTGGCTTGAGTCGATCACAGTGTGATCTAGGTCAAATATAAAGTTCATCATTTTTTCCTCATCAGTGAAAGTGTAAAGCCGATTATACTTGAAAGGTTCAAGATTATCAAGTTATAAGTCTCGTTGTCGTATGCTTGAACGGTCAACAATGACAGGCCAACGAGCGCCATTTTCAAGCCTAATGGTCGCGCCATGTTGAAGGATGCCGCGACCATTACAGCCGCGCCAACCCATCCGATAACCTCGATCATGCTATATTCATCAAGAGATTAGACAGAGCCAAACCCGTGGATTTTTCCAATCCAGAGAGGCTATCAGTATCGCAGTCGATTGCCTTAGCAATTGCCGCGACTAGCTCGACCTTGGTTGAGGCCGCTTTTTTCTTGGCCGGAGCGGGCTTTGAAATGTATTCAAAACCTTCACGCTTTGCCTTCGCAATGATCGAGCGGTAGCCGCGATCAAGTTGAGAGCCTAGCGCTTTAGCTTTAGCCAGATCCAGAGGTTGAGCCGCTTTGATAGTGGCTACCATTTCAGGTGTGTAGTTTACATCAGTCATATTAAGTACCTTTTTAGTTATTCGGTTGGGAGCCAATCCCCCAAACCATGAAAGAATTATCGCAAATAAATCGGGCATTGTCAACACCTTTTTTAATATATTTTCGTATTAATTACGTGCATACCGTAAGCACAAGCACCCATGCAAAGCAAGGAAAAAATTGCATATCCATGAAAGTGCATCATAGTGGAAAGAGTAGCCGCGACTGCGCCTACCATAAATAAAATGAAAAGTCCAAGAAAAATTAAGTTAGTCATCATGGCTCGCGCCTCCTTAGTTGATGCAAGCATTATCGCACACAATGAGCAGCTTGTCTAATAATATTTTGTTATAAGAATGCCCACCTATATAATAATTTATTCTAACAGGGGGGTTGACAGACCTTGACAAATGTGCTACGGCCGCGCTCCCCCACACGTACAACTTTGGAAAAAATTCAAAAATCAAAAGGGTGTTACAAAAAATTTACAAAATCTTAACCAAATTTTCATCAAATTGTAATAATTTTGTGATATAATATGTCCTGTAATCAATGAAGATTACAAGCCAAAAAGGAGCCCTTTTAAATTATGAAACTTATTCCCTCTCTCGCCGTTCTCGCTGTTTTATTCTCCGCCCCATCCTTTGCTAAAGAGCCTGTAGACTACACTGCAAAAGTAAACGATAAAGGCAAATTCTGTGCCAAAGTAGAAACTTACTCCGCAGGTAGAGGCTATAGCATGAAGCGTAAGTGTCGTAGCCTTAGTGAATGGAAAGCCGCTGGTTATACAGTGACAATTCCAGAAAAGCCCGTTTTAGAGACTACTGAAGAAACTGAAACTCTAACCTCTTAATAAAAAAACTTTAAAGACCCGCTTCGGCGGGTTTTTTCTTATAAGTACCCAAAAAAAGTTCTTGACAATTTTTCACAAGTATTGTATAATTGCGAGTATGTTCTTAAAACCTAATCGGAGGTATTACATGAAAAATAAGTACTCAATGTGGTCTCCTCGGAAAGGCCTAATTTTTGACGTCTGGGTATAATATGAAAATATTAATAGCCGCCTTAGATGAAACCTATAATTTTACTGTTCCGCTTCTCGAAGACGATGGGCATGAAGTACGTTTACTTACTCGTTGTGAAGGCATTCCTTTACTTTTTGGAACTCCGGAAGGAAAAGCATATGTTTCACAACAAATTACAGAATTTGAGCCCGACTTAGTAATTAATGCGGTTCCTTCAATAGTCTTATCCACTTCATCAGACTATACTTATCTAGGAAACAATTGGGTAAGTGCAAGACTCGAAACACATAAGTGGGAGACTCGAGAGAAAGCAGCCGAATTAGGTTGGAAGTTGCCTGCTGTATTAGAAGAATGCACTATGAATACGATGTCCACTTACGATAAAACAGTTTATCTAAAACCAAAAGGATTGAATCCGTGGAACCAAGCGTGGAAAGTAGCTCCAAATACTACTTATAACAATGAATTTGATTCAGGAATTCCTGCGTTTGTAGAAGAGAGCATAGATTATGCAGTAGAGGCTTTTTGCTTCTTTACTATTTCCAATGGTTCCTATTCAATTACAAGAATGTTAGGGTGTAGTGGTTATGGACATGATAAAACGATGACAAGTGATAGTGATTGGAAAGTGGGCAAAGGAGATCTCACTCATTTTGAATTAACAAACGCACAGCAAGCCGCGTGGTTACCAAAATGTACAGCATGGCTTGATTACATAGTTACACTTGGAGGAACTTACGAAGGATCTATAGGAGGCCTGATAGATAGCGACAATGAAGTTTACTGGATGGAACAAAATAGCAGGCCTTTTACTTATAACAATGGGTCTATTCCTGGCTCAATACAAGATTGGATTGATAGTTTGACTACAGACCCTAGTAAGTCGGTTAATCCTAATCACTATATAGAGGTCTAAATGGCAAATTATAATGTAACCTTAAGCGTAGGTGGTGGAAAAGGTTCGTTCGCTACTTTTTCTGCTACGAACGGAGACGGTCTCGCTTACAATGATCCCCTTGATGTTAATATAGGAGATACCGTAACCTTTATACGAGGGTCTGGCTCTGGTGGAACTGCTAAATTTCGAGATTTAACAATATTTACAAGTAATGCCGATATTGACATAGCTTATACAGATTCGAGCGTAGTTAGAACTGTAGCAAGTGGGAGCGCTCTTTTAGATTCTATTACTGGATATAATGGTGGAGAAACCCAAAGTGATACATTTTTCTTTGAAAGACAAGCCGCCACTGTTGATAGCACACCTAACTCTTTTGACTTTACAAATCAAACAGGAGTAACACGAAGTAGTACAAGAACTTCTGCAAACACAGTAACTATTGCAGGTATGGATTCCGGAGCCTCAGCAACGGTAACAGTAAGTGGAGGAACTTATAGTAAAAACGGAGGAAGTTATTCTAGTAGCAGTACTACAGCGAGTAATGGCACTACTTTTACATTAAGGCATACCTCTTCCAGCAGTTACTCTACTTCTGTTACAACTACTCTTACAGTGGGCGGTGTATCAGGATCTTTTGTAAGTACAACAGAAGCAGCTCCTACCGCAGATACAACACCGAATGCTTTTAACTTACAAGATATAGGACCTATAGCGCCAGGAACGGTAGGAACATCTGTGGCACAGCAAATTACTGGAATGGATGCTAATACTGCTTGCTCTGTATCGGGGCAAGGGTCTCCTCAGTTGCGCGTCGGAGGAAATTCCGGTACCTGGACTACAAGTTCTACAATTAGTCCAAATTTTTACATTAATGTGAGACTAACAGCGCCGACAGCTTACTCAAGCTCACATACCGCTACACTTACAATTGGTACTGTAACAGATACTATTACAGTAACATCACAAGCAGCTCCTACGGGTTCAGGAGGCACAAGTACTAGCATAGCAGCAACGGCAATGGTAAACGGGACCTCTTACAGTATTCTTACTGTAGGCACTACTAACTTTACATCGTTCGGTGCCGCAAATAATAATGTTGGAACAGTGTTTACTATGTCAAATGCCCCCGGCACGGGCACGGGCACTGTAGCAGTAAATAGTGTTTATGGTATTAAAGTTTTTGATACAGGGGGTGGAAGTACAACTGTAATCTCTCCAAATACTCGATATATGACAAGACTTACCGATCCCACAAGTATTAGTCTATCTTCAGGGTCTAGTACTTTTATTAGTTGTAATATGACAGGACTAACTACTTCTAACTCCGATGTAATTTTTGAGCAATTTTCTCAATCAACAGCTGTACCCGTTACAAGAGAAAGTAATGGCTTTAGAATAACAAATAACACAGGTGCACAATTTAGTAACATAGTGTATGCGGTGAGGTTTTAATATGTCTTATGGAATGTCTTTTGAAACAGCGAATGGAAATGTTCAGATTGACTCTAATACTACAAATACAGGGTTAATTGTACTAGGCGCTTCGGCGAGCGCTACATCAGTTACTTTTAATCCTACTGAAGAGTTAGTTTTTGCAAAACCGTCCAGTACAAGCTATACAAGTCAAAAATTAGCTCTTCGAGCTCCTTCGGGTTCTAACTGGAATGCTACAGGACAATATGCGTTTGAAGATGATGTTGGAAATTCTGTAAATACAAACTATATAAAAGCAAAATGGAGTAATGAGCAAACCGCAAGCTCCTCGGGATACGGCTTACAAGTATACAACTCGGTAGGAGACTTAGCTTATGACTCAGGACTCTACACAGGAGACGGAGGTATTGGTATAATTGCTTTTGCGGCACAGCAAACTCTAAGTGGTTATGGGGTTTCGAGCGGCACCAGTCGTATGTCCACAGATCCCGATAAATATTATAGTATGAATAGTAGTTTTGCCGTAGGTAATTCTAATACTTTTTTAGGTTTAGAATTTAATAAAAATGCCAGCTTAGGCGCAGGAGTAGGAGTTTATTGGTGGTCTAGAATTAATTTGGGTTCGTTCGGAGGAATTATTTATATAGCCAATTTCACACCAAGATTCGTAGCAGAAGGAGGATCAGTATGATACACTATCTTATGTATGTAGACACACATGGAGATATTTCACAAATCAGGATAGCCAAAGGGTTCAATCCAACAGACAGAGCAGTAGACCCTGAAGTAGGGCAATACTGCGTACACTATATGGAAGCACTAGAAGATGTTGGAGCTTTCCATAGTTTAAAAGTTTGGAATTATACCACAGAACAGTGGGATACTAGACCCGCACGACCAAATAGACATGCTGTTTGGGAAAACGGAGCATGGACTTGGAATGTGCACACGCTATTACAAGAAATTAGGGTGGAAAGAAATAACCGTCTTTTTTCTTGTGATTGGGCGATAGTAGAAGACTCACCCTTAAGCGACTCACAAAAAACAGAAGCCCGTACTTATCGTACAGCTTTAAGAAATTTACCGAGCACTATTACAATCGCAGATATTGATAGTGTAGAGAATACGCCCTGGCCTACGGCTCCAAGCTTTCTGAGTTAAGCAGCTGAAAAAAAGTTCTTGACAAAATTTGCTACCTCGGGTATAATGTAAAAATAACTAGGAAAGAACCAACTTAAATCAATAGGCTTTACATGAAGAGATTATTTATTATATTTGCGCTTCTTTGGACTTCAGGAGCATACGCTCAGGATGTTCCAGTAGAAGACGTAATAGTAACAGATTCAACGACAACTAGTGACATAACGTCAAAAACTGAAACAACGTTAAAGTCGCCACCACCTTCGGCAATTACTCCGACGATGAATATTTCTAATTCGGATCTTTGTACAGTAGGAGTTGCGGGTGCAGTGCAAACACAGATTCTTGGCATTTCAATGGGTACTACCCAAAGAGATATGAATTGTGAGAAACTGAAGAATGCGAAAACTCTCTATGATATGGGAATGAAAGTAGCAGCAGTTTCAGTAATGTGTCAAGATAAAAGAGTATTTGATGCCATGCTGATGGCAGGTACACCTTGCCCTTATGACGGATTAATTGGTCCAGAGGCAAAAGCCGGATGGGAAAGCCATACCGAGGTTCAACCGATAGAGGAAGAAGATGAAGGTAAACTGGATGAAACAACCAAGCAGACACTTTGGGGTGCTGGCGGCATTCTTATTCTTTTCGCCATACTCCTTATCTGAGGAAGTTTTCGGACAAGCTAGAACAGAGGCCTATAACTGGGTAATGCAAAACATTCTTCCGCAGCAAGCTGGTCTTACTGTGGGGAATGTTGTTTATCGTTATACGGCAGTAAAAAATGTAGAAGATGATATGCTTGTTCACGTACAAAATGAAGATGCTTTAGGTGATGGGTATATTTTTCGCGAAACAGATGATTGGTCAGGACTTCCTGGCAATAGAATTTATAAAGTCGTTCCTGTTGGAGCGATACCTCTTGAAAGATGGGGGGATGGTTCAATTGAAGTAGAGGGAGAAGGAAGTGTCGCTGATCCTTCTGTAATTTATACTTATACCTATGATACCTGCTTTGACCCTCAAAGTGATCCAAGTTGTCCCGACTATGTGACACCTTATGATCCCGATCTCATCCCCGAAGTAGAGTTTAATGATCCTTTACAGGATGAACTTGTTTTAGCCGAAATGGAAAGACAAGCAGAAATTGACGAAGAAGAAGAATACGAACGCAAAATGCGTATTAAAAAAGTCAAAGGAGATTTAGAGAAAATGCTCGGTGGAATCAATCGCGGAGCAATGGATGGACAAGCAGCCGCTCAAGAGGCTGCACTGTTTGCTATGAACTATATACCGGTATCGTATACAAGTTCATTGGACGGAGGTGTATACAAAGATGTACCCATGCTGCCCGATAATAAGATACCTAATAATAAGAAAGGCAAGAGGCTAGGACTGGCTCAGCAAAAAAAGCATGAAGAAATGGTGAAAAACCAATACGATAAATAATTATCGAAGGGTGCATTTGCACTAGGAACCTAAAACTTATGAAAAACAAAAAACTACTATTTTTACTTCCGGCAATAGCAGTAGCGGTTGATGCTCAAGCCCAGATCCCGATTAATGGTACTGTAGAGTCCAAGTGCGTAATTCAAACAGATACAGATGGTGTTTATGGTAACCCTTCAGCAACTAAGTTGAGTACTACTGCTACGGACGGAGGTGTTGTACCGATTATTCGTTATGATATTGTAACTGCAAACGCTTATAATGCAAAAGTAAGCCATCCTAATACTTTTTCTACAGCTCCAACACTTACTGACACCGTATCATGGACAGGTGCTACTACAGTAGGACAAACCTCTGATTCAAACATGTCAGCTTTTGAAACAAACAAAGTAGTTTATAATAATACTACTGAGTTTGATTTGACTATTGCTGGAAGTGTTTGGTTCAACGTATCTTCTGTAGCTACTTATGGATATAACAAAGCATTTCCTGCAGGTACATATACTGCACTTATTACAGCGGAGTGTGTTGCTAAATAATGAAGTACCTCATATTGTTTTTAGTTCTGGTTGGTGGGTACGCAAGTGCTCACCAATTTACTCCAACATATCCGGAGCTAGTCACTTCTCATATAGCTGGAGTGAAAAAAGCAGAAATGGTACTTTACAATACGAGAAAAGATATTAAATACTATGCAATAGGAGTATTCGATTCCGAGTGGAATAAGGTGCGTTTTGCTAGTGAAAATAAGTTGATAAGATTAGATCATCTAGAAAGAAAATATGTAACAGTATATATTAGCGATAAGGATCTTAAAAAAGTTAAGTATATCTGTTCCAAATCCAAGATACTGTTAACAGCGAAGGAACCATCGATAGTATCTTCCCGAATATGTTCAAAAATAAAGTGAGACATTGTGAAGTTTTTTATAATTATAGCACTGTTGTTCGTATGTTCAACAGTTTGGGGCGATACAAGTTCTCTTAATCTGAACTTACCAAGCTCTCCCCAAAGTTACGCCTCAGATAGAATAAGGTCTGGTCAATTAGACTGCCAAAATGCTATTGGGTCTTCTACGAATGTAGAGTTCGGAGTCGTAGGATTTATAGATAATGGTTATGACAGCCCTTATGCTGTAGATATGACAATGCCTCAAGTAAGAACAAATGACGTGGGTGTTTACGCTCGTATTAATATACCGATCGGAGCACCTAAAGAAAGAATTAACTGTAATACACTTTATCAATTAGAATTAGAAAAAAAGAGAATGGAGGTATTCAAGTTAAAGCAAGAAATTGCAAATCTACGTAATTTGCAGTTTGTTGATGAAGATAAGGAAGATTAATGGCAGAATTTGAATTTGCAGGAATGACCTTCAAAGGCGGCAAGATGGCTATAGTTCTTACAGCACTTTCTACTCTTGGCGGTGCATCTTGGGCAACTTTTGAATTTTACAAAGACTACATGGACATGAAAGAGATTGTTCAAAATATTGATGTAGATGCAATAGCAGCACGTAATGAAGTCATGGAAACAAAACTCGATGAAGCGATTGAGTATACTCGAGATATTAAATCAGGATTAAGAGACGACATTCTTCGTATAGAAAAACAAGCAGATAGAGCCGAAGATAAGGTACGTGCTTCAGAAGAAAAAGTACGTGAAATGATAGATAGTGCAAGCGAACGCTTTGAAAACAAAAGAGACGCTTTAGTATCTGACACTAGCAGAGACCTTCAAGAGCTAGAAGATCGATTGGACAAAAAGTTACAAAGAGCACTCGATAATCCTCTAGCGGACTGATGTACGTTTATGAAAGAAGAAGTTTTTTAAGGGACTTTATCTTTGTATGTTCTTTAGGCTTTAATATAGGCATTATCATAGGTATGGTTATTTTCCTTTAATATGAGTACCTGAGAAAAAAACTTCTTGACAAAACAACCCTAACTGAGTATAATTTGAAACATGGCAAAAGAATTAACCACAATTTCTCCTGAGGGGCTGGAGATAGCGAATAGTTATCTGCAATACGGCAATATTCGCGGCGTATGCGAATACTTGCAGGTTCCCGAAACACAAGTAGTTGAAGTCCTTAATAAGCGAGAAGTAAAAAAGTATATTGACACTGTATACTTAGACATGGGTTACCGAAATAAGAATAACATCGGTTCTTTGTTGGATGAAATGATAGCGTCTAAACTAGAAGAAGCCCAGGAGTCTGGTGTCTACTCTAGTAAAGATCTTGCGGATTTATTACAAATGGCTCATAAAATGCGTATCGATGAGATTAAAGCTCAAACAGATCTCGCTAAAGCCGAAGGCAGCAATATCAAAAACCAGACCAATGTACAAATAAATGAGGGTGTTCCCTTTGGTCAAGGTAATTACGGTAAGCTGATGGATAAACTACTCAATGGCACAGACTGAAATTACCGAAAGGTTCTTAAAAACAGCCGATCAGGTTGATGAACTTGAAAAACGACAAGGAATGCACGAAGTACAATGCGAGGAGCGTTGGAAAACGTGTTTTCAGCGTTTAGAAGACGTTGAGAGAGGTCTCATGCGTATTGAGTCTCGCATGATGGGTATAGGCGGAACAGTTATTTTGTTCCTAGCAGGTGTACTAGTTACTCTAGTCACCAAGATGTAGGAGATTATTATGCCAAGTGGAAAAGGAACTTACGGTAAAAGACGCGGTCGTCCCGCCAAGAAAGGGAAAGGTAAAAAGAAGAGAGGTAAATAGTATGGAAATTTTTGAAAAGCGAGGTGTTTGGTACATAAAAGAAAAAGGTAAGGAATTAAAAACTTTTTCTTCAAGAGAAAAAGCTGAAATAGCGGCAGGCATTGGTTATGAAGATGCTACGGAGGCAGTAGATGGCGACGAGGAGGAAGAGGAAAGCAGCGAAGAAAAAACCAGTACCAACAAATAAACGTTTGTACTCAGCAGTAAAAGCACAAGTAAAAAGAAAATTTAAAGTCTATCCCTCCGCATATGCTAATGCGTTTTTGGTAAAAGAATATAAACGCAGGGGCGGTAAGTACCGCATGGGAGCGAAGAAATGAATAAGCATGAAGTAATTCGTCGAGACAAAATTGTAACAGATTTTACTGCAAAATGGGAATATAGATTAGATAGTGCACAGTATGGAATGGCAGATGCATGGAAGATTATTTATTCCAAAGATGAAAACGGTAAATATGTAGGAGATTGTGAAGATTATGCTTTATCAATCTTATACAGACTATGTGGAGAGAGTCACTTAAAAATGTGGGGTATGCTTCTTACACATAGAGCAGGTATTTGTTTAGTAGGACCTAGTAGAACTAAAGTATCCCATGCCGTACTTCGGTACAAAGGCGAGTATGTAGACAATTGGACTCGCAAGTTTGGGGGTAAAGAACATATTCAAAAAAATCATACTTTTCATTGGTTCTTTGGACATGGTTGGGCGTATGTTACAGCGATCAAAATGCTTATTAGCAAAGTTGTAAGAATGTTTAAATGAGTTTAACTAAATGGTTTAAGGAAGACTGGGTAGATATCTCTCGTCCTAAGAAAGGAGGTGGTTACGCCAAGTGTGGGAGAAGCAAAGCAAAAAGTAGTAAATACCCTAAGTGCGTTCCAAAAGCAAAAGCAGCACGTATGACAGCAGCTCAAAAGAAATCTGCAATAAGTAGAAAAAGAAAGGCAGGTAATCCAGGCGGTAAACCTACTATGGTTAAGACCTTTGTAAAAAAGAAGCGTAAAGCTACTATGAAGCGAAGAAAGAGATAAACTATGGCAGTAAAAAGAAAAACAAAGAAAAGAGACTCTCGATTAAAGAGAGCAGGTGTATCAGGTTTTAACAAACCCAAGCGTACACCAGGACACGCTAAGAAGTCCCACATCGTAGTAGCTAAAGTAGGTACTAAGATTAAAACAATTCGTTTCGGCCAGCAAGGAGCTTCAACGGCAGGGAAGCCGAAGGCCGGTGAATCCGCAGCAATGAAAAGAAAAAGAGCGTCCTTCAAAGCAAGACACGCTAAGAATATAGCCAAAGGCAAAATGTCAGCGGCATATTGGGCGGATAAAGTTAAATGGTAGACGAAAAAGCAGGGTTTCATCCCGCAGACACAAATGGTGACGGAGAAGTATCCGACATTGAAACAGAAATGTATCTTGAGTTCAAACGAAAAGAATTAGAGGACCAAGACGCACAGCGTGATGCAATGAGAAAGATGACATGGTTTTCCCTTTGGGGAATGTTATTTTATCCTTTCGGCATTTTTTGCACATCATTATTTGGTCTGGATAGCGCCGCAAAAATAATTGGTGATATTGCTCCCACTTACTTTGTAGCTATCGCGGCTTTGGTTTCCGCATTCTTTGGAGCCAATGCATATGCAGGGAAAAAATAATGGAAATGTTACTTGATTTAGCGATGACTTTTTGGCAGTGGACGGTACTTGGAGTATTGGTTGTAATTGGATTTGTTATAAACAGTTTTGATAAAAAAGAAGAAGTAAGGGTAGAATTTAAATACCCAATGATGCCAAAGATGACGCCCGTACCGATTGCAACAAAAGGTAAAGGATTTTGGAAAGGTATCTTAATGTGGTTAATGACCACTCGACAGTGGATAGTCACAGAAGACTTTCACTACAGTATGAAAGGCGAGGAATATAAAGTACCAGCAGGTTTCCAGTTTGACGGTGCCTCTGTTCCTAAGTTTCTTGCAACTTTCTTATCTCCAGTAGGCGTACTGCTTATGGGTGGTTTAATTCATGACTACGGGTATAGACATGGATGTTTACAAAAGAAAGATGGTACTCATACAGAAAGAATGTCACAAAAAGAGTTAGATGTTATATTTCGAGATATTTGTATCGAAGTCAATGGCTTCAAGGTTCTTAACTACTTAGCATGGATGGCGTTATTTGCAGTAGGCTTTGTAGCATGGGGCGCAAACAGGAAAGCAATACCATGAAATATTTAAAACTACTCATGAAAGAACGCACCACTTGGGATGGTGCAGTGTTAATAGGAATCTGCGGATCAGTAATACTGTTCGGTGGTTTAGCAAAAATGATGGCCTGGGTTGGTTTAGGCTATGGAATCTGGACACTACTGAAAAAAGAAGATTAATATGACAGTTGAAGTAAGTCGGAGAGATATTATATCCGATCAAATAGTTGAATTAGGATCTGAGGCAAAGTTCTTAAAACTTCCAATAGGTCCCTACTTGGGTCTTTTGAACGTCACACCGTTGCCTTCGCAAATAGCAATTATAAATGCGATTAACAACCCAAAGTACCGTTTTGTTTCTGCCGCCGTCTCCCGAAGGCAAGGCAAAACTTATATTGCCAACATTATTGGACAGCTCGTGTCCTTAGTGCCTGGCTCTAACATTCTTATTATGTCCCCAAACTATTCTTTGTCTCAGATCTCTTTTGATCTACAAAGGAACCTAATTAAACATTTTGATCTAGAGGTTACAAAAGATAATGCAAAAGATAAAGTTATTGAAATCTCGAATGGGTCTACAGTCCGTATGGGATCAGTTAATCAAGTGGATTCTTGTGTTGGGCGTTCTTACGATCTTATTATTTTTGACGAAGCTGCTCTCGCTGATGGAAAAGATGCGTTCAACGTAGCACTTCGTCCTACGCTCGATAAAGAAACCTCAAAAGCACTTTTTATATCCACGCCACGGGGTCGCAACAACTGGTTCTCGGAGTTTTATTATCGAGGATACTCAGATGAATTTCCGGAATGGTGTAGCGTAAAAGCAACCTACCGAGATAATCCTCGAATGTCAGAAACTGATATAGCAGAAGCACGTAAGTCTATGTCAGAAGCAGAATTTAGACAAGAATATGAAGCTGACTTTAATACTTATGAAGGTCAGATATGGAAGTTTAATTTCGAGACTCAAGTGAAAGATTTGTCTCAATTAGACACCTCGAAGATGGACGTCTTCGCAGGACTGGACGTAGGATACAAGGATCCTACAGCGTTGTGTGTAATTGCATATGACTGGGATGAGGACAAATTTTACTTAGTTGATGAGTACTTTAATTCAGAGAGAACCACGGAGCAACATGCTATTGAGATACAAAAACTTATTGATCGTTGGGATATTGATTATATCTATATTGACAGTGCTGCTCAGCAAACAAGGTTCGATCTCGCGCAGAACTATGACATCTCCACCATTAACGCTAAGAAGTCTGTATTGGATGGAATTGGACATGTATCGGGCATTATCGACAACGACAAGCTTTATGTTGACCAAGAATGCAAAGAATCTCTCAAATGTTTAGATGCATATCAGTGGGATCCAAACCCTAATCTTATAAAGGAAAAACCGAGGCACAACATGGCTTCGCACATGGCAGATGGTCTTCGCTACGGATTATATTCATTCCAAACTGCAAACATATCCTTCTAGCGATACCTGTGCAAAAATAGTTATTGACAAGTTACCCTAAAGCCGATATAATTCTTTAGATAAAAATTGAGGAATTAATGGAAAATGCCTAAGTTAAAACGTGATGTTGTAAAGTATGTACGCGATAAGGCAAAATCTAAGTATGAGAAAGGCACCGCTTGTGAGATTTGTAATGAGACAGAGCAGCTTGATTTTCACCACTT